CAGGAACCCAAGGAGGTCCTGGAGCAACTGGATCTACTGGAGCAACTGGATCTACTGGAGCAACTGGCAATACAGGATCTACGGGAGCAACTGGTAATACAGGATTTACTGGAGCAACTGGTAATACAGGATCTACTGGAGCAACTGGCAATACAGGATTTACTGGAGCAACTGGCAATACAGGATTTACTGGAGCAACTGGCAATACAGGATTTACGGGAGCGACTGGTTCTACTGGTTCTACTGGAGCGACTGGTTCTACTGGTTCTACTGGAGCAACTGGATCTACTGGTTCTACTGGAGCAACTGGGTCTACTGGTTCCATTGGTGCCACTGGGTTTACTGGAGCAACTGGAGAACCAGGAACCCAAGGAGGTCCTGGAGCAACTGGATCTACTGGAGCAACTGGATCTACTGGAGCAACTGGCAATACAGGATCTACGGGAGCAACTGGTAATACAGGATCTACGGGAGCAACTGGTAATACAGGATTTACGGGAGCAACTGGTAATACAGGATTTACTGGAGCAACTGGTAATACAGGATTTACTGGAGCAACTGGTAATACAGGATTTACTGGAGCAACTGGCAATACAGGATTTACTGGAGCAACTGGTAATACAGGATTTACTGGAGCAACTGGTAATACAGGATCTACTGGAGCAACTGGTAATACAGGATTTACTGGAGCAACTGGCAGTACAGGATCTACTGGAGCAACTGGTTCTACTGGTTCTACTGGAGCAACTGGTTCTACTGGTTCTACTGGAGCAACTGGCAATACAGGATCTACTGGAGCAACTGGCAATACAGGATCTACTGGAGCAACTGGCAATACAGGATCTACTGGAGCAACTGGCAATACAGGATCTACTGGAGCAACTGGTAATACAGGATCTACTGGAGCAACTGGTAATACAGGATCTACTGGAGCAACTGGTAATACAGGATCTACTGGAGCAACTGGCAATACAGGATCTACTGGAGCAACTGGCAATACAGGATCTACTGGAGCAACTGGCAATACAGGATCTACTGGAGCAACTGGTAATACAGGATCTACTGGAGCAACTGGCAATACAGGATCTACTGGAGCAACTGGCAATACAGGATCTACTGGAGCAACTGGAGCAACTGGCAATACAGGATCTACTGGAGCAACTGGCAATACAGGATCTACTGGTGCTACTGGCAATACAGGATCTACTGGTGCTACTGGTAATACAGGATCTACTGGTGCTACTGGCAGAACTGGTGCGACTGGATCAACTGGTGTTACTGGTGCGACTGGATCAACTGGATCAACTGGAACTGAAGGTGCTACTGGAACTGAAGGTGTTACTGGAACTGAAGGTGCTACTGGAACAACTGGTTCAACTGGAGCCACTGGAGCAACTGGTTCAACTGGAGCAACTGGTTCAACTGGAGCTGAAGGTGTAACAGGAGCAACTGGATATGAAGGTGCCAGTGGTGACACTGGTTATACAGGGGCAACTGGACGTACTGGTAACACTGGTCCAGGGGGGGGATTCATTGGTGCAACAGGAGCAACAGGAGCAACTGGCGCTACTGGCTCAAGAGGGGCGACTGGAATAGGAGCAACTGGAGCAACTGGTCGTATTGGAGCAACTGGCAATACTGGATCAAAAGGTGCCACTGGAGCAACTGGATCAAAAGGTGCCACTGGAGCAACTGGATCAACCGGTGCCACTGGAGCAACTGGATCAACCGGTGCCACTGGAGCAACTGGTGCTACAGGTGCCACTGGAGCAACTGGTATAGGAGTATATTATCCAGTCGGCGCAACTGGTTCAGGAGGTTATTATACTAACCTGAATATAAATACTTCATCTACATTAAATGTTAATTATATTAAAAATAATGCATACATTTATGTTGATAATAGTAATACAGCACAAGATTCTGGGTATCTCGAAGTATTTAGTAGTACAAATACCACCCTGGTTGTTAACACTCTTCAAACAAAATTTTACGGTTCACAAGCCTCCCTCTCTTGGAATCCATCGTCAATTGTTTCATTAGCAGGGCCAATTGGTTTTGGAGCAACTGGTGCTACTGGTTTTAACGGTAGTGGTGCCACTGCCGGTCAGTTATTGGCTTATCCTCTAAATAATTTTACTACTACACAAAATAATCTAGCATACCCACATCTTATTGGCCAAACCGCAAGTACCATGGTTGTAAATAGCGATAATATATTATTTAAATATTTACCAAATGCCTATGTATTTTCAGGCTCTACTACAAACCCAGGATATATGTATACAAAATTAATTGAAGGAGCATCTGGCTATACTGGAGCAACATCGGGAAATATAAATATTCCAATATATTATGTTTCAGGAGCTACTAGCGGAGCCCAGATAGACGGAGCCACCGGATCTGCTATATGTATATCAGGTCCGATTGGTCAAGGTAATGATAACGAAGCAACATTTAATACAACTGGTATAAATTTAGTTAATTATGGTACTAATTTCTTATCGTTAACAGGAGCAACTTCAACAGGTGTAAGATTTGCTGGAAATATTGTATCAACTGCCATATCAGAAACAGGTCAATGGCAAGTTGTTGCGACAAATAACGCAGGTCTTAATAATCCTGCTGTTGGTGGAGGTACAGCCGCTGGTTTTTTATATGTATCTAATAATTTTGGTTTAGGATTTAGGCAGGTTACAACAGCACAAATTTTAAATGCCACTGCTAATAATTTTCGATTTGTTTCCGTAGCAATAAATTCAACAGGCCAATATATATCTGCTGGTATTTCTGCGAACGTAGAAGAAAGTGCCGGTTATACATTGATATCCTCAAATTATGGGTCCTTCTTCAACTCCGGTACTGGTTTTGTTGGCGAAGCGCGACAATTTACAGCATTTTCGTCAAGTGCTTGTCCATCAATAGGGGCTCCTCTAACACTAACAGCAGTTATTGCGGGATATTCTCAGTATAGTAGCGACGGACGCCTATATATTTCAAGAGCGATGGTTGACAATAGTACATGGGTTGATCAACAAAATTCATATATATCAGGAGCAACTGGGTATAATGGTATTTCTTCCATAGCAATTTCAGGATCAGGTAAGTATGTACGAGGAACACTGGCTGGTCCTACTGGTAAAAGCGGACAAGGGAATAATTGCGTGTCTATTTATTCAAACGATTTTGCGAATAACTGGTCTATTGCGAATTCAACAACTGGGGATGCTCGTTTTGGTGTAGGAATCGCAATGTCATCAAATGGTCAATATCAAACAATTATTACAAATGGAGTTCCGGATGCAACTGAAAAAAGTGCTGGATACATATGGACATCAATAAATTATGGAGCAACATTTACTCAAAATACATCTCCCGATGTATCAAGTCCATTATGGTGGAAGACAATATCAATGTCATCTACAGGACAATATCAAAGCGCTGCCGCTCTTACTAATGGTATTGGTATAACTGGACCTGATTATATATACACATCTTCTAATTTTGGTAACACATGGAACAAACAAACACAATATGGTTCTCAACTATGGTCATCTGTAGCTGTATCTGGGTCAGGTCAATATCAAATAGCGGGAGGTGCTACAGGTAATACTAGTTCAGGTCCGACTGGTTCTACTGGTAGTTTATTTGCTTATTCCATATCAAATCCATTTACACCAGTAATAAGTAATACGGATGGAGTAACTGGAGCAACCGGATTATTGTTTTATAATACAACAAATAATACATTATTTTACAATACCAACAAAACGTTTGTCATTGATAATCCAGTAAATCCGGACAAATATTTGGTTCACGGCTGTTTAGAAGGGCCTGAAGCAGGTGTATATTACCGAGGCAAAGCAGAAATTGTAAATGGATATAGTACAACAATAGAGTTACCATATTATGTGTCTTCATTCGCAAGAGATTTCTTTATACAAGTGACTCCAATTTATACTGGAAAAATTAATATCTATAATACATCAGAAATAGATAACAATAAATTTACAGTGTATGGAGACAATGGTGAGTTTTTTTGGCTTGTAAAGGGTCGGCGAATGGAAATTGATGTAGATCCGAATAAGTCAGATGTTGAAGTTAAAGGAAATGGACCTTACCGATGGATATAAGGAATAAAAAGATAAATCATACAAAGATAAAGAAAAGGAATAATAGAATAAATAAATAATATATATTATATTTTTTATATTATATATATAAATGGCATTTACACGATTTCATGATGATCCGGCAAGAATAGCAAAACAACTACAACAACAAACAGATCAAGGACGATGGGTAATTGATGTTCCTGGTAATGGCGACAAACCATGTTTCATGTTGGATCCGTATATCATTCCTCAAAAATGGGGTGGTAATTTGTGGACAAAATCAATAGACATTCAAAGTTCTCTTTTAGGAATAGACAGACCCTTAAACCGAGATTGTCTCAAACCTAATGAAAAATACGTGAGTGGTTCTCAACCAATAGTATATCCAGTATGCGATGCCTTAACCACGGAACAATCGCGAGCAATCATGCCGGCTTGGACTGCTAGAGATCTTCCGCAAAATCATGCTTATATCCTGCCAATTGACCCCCAAGCACATACGGAGATGAACTTTAGAAATAATGTTAGTACTCGAATATTTGAAAAGGACTATTTCAACCGAAATACGGAATGTGAAATGCCTCAAAATAGTCAAGATTATACAAAAATGCTGAAACCAACTCAAAATGTTTCTGAAAAATCAAAACAATCAAATACAAATACAAGTAAGAATATGAGTAAGAATACGAGCAAAAATTAAAAATATTATAAAAATATTATAAAAATAATACTAACAAATATGTCAAATTATAAAGGTATATAATACTTTTATAATACTTTTTAAAAAAAGGTATATATTATATATAATGGAAGCAGCTTTACTTTTAATAGGATTAGGAGGGATGTATGTTATGTCAAACCAAAATCAAAATCAAAATAGAAAATTATTATCATCCGATCCAACAAATTCCAATACAACAAATTCCAATACAACAAATTCCAATACAACAAATTCCAATACAACAAATTCCAATACAACAAATAATGGTAAGGAGAATTTTACTAGTATGGGTGCTAAGGCAAATTATTTACCAAATACGAATTTACCACCTACAAATTATCCAGTATTAAACAACAAGGAACTGGTTTCTACGGTTCAAGAATATCCAAACCCAAACAGTGCCACTGATAAATATTTTAATCAGAACGCATATGAACAAAGACAGCGCGCAAATAAAAAAGTGGATGCGAATATTCAGGAGATATATTCTTTAACTGGTACATATGTAGCAACTGACCAATTTAAGCATAATAACATGGTTCCTTTTAACGGAGGTAAACCACGAGGACAAATTTACAACAATAATAATGCCGAGAATATTTTAGACAATTATGCGGGTACAGGATCCCAAGTAATTAAGAAAATTGAGCAAGCTCCCCTTTTTAAACCGCAAGACAATGTTCAATGGACAAATGGTGCTCCTAATATGAGTGATTTTATGCAGTCACGTGTAGCACCTGGATTGAAAAATAATATGGTAAAGCCATTTGAGACAATCAATGTTGGACCTGGTTTAGGCAAGGGATATTCTGCTGAAGGTAGTGGCGGTTTTAATTCCGGAATGGAGGACCGGGATGCGTGGTTGGACCGGACTGTAGATGAATTGCGTGTTAAAACAAATCCTAAATTGGAATATAGTTTAGAAAATCTTCAAGGACCGGCTCAATCAACTATTAAAAATGTTGGTATTCAGGGAAAGGTTGAAAAATACCGTCCGGATGGTTTCTTTGTTAACTCTCAGGATCGTTGGTTAACTACTACTGGCGCTGAAAAAGCAACCCGTCTTGTTGCGGATGAAATATTTCATACTTCTAATAGAAATGAGACGACAAAACAAGTGATGGGAACACCCAGTTCTAATTTAAAAACCGCAAGTTATACACCTATTATACATGAGGAAACAAAGCGCACTCAATTAGAAGGATTTGACGTAGGACATTCGAATGCCAGTAGACGAGGTCCGCATACAGACGGCGAGGATTTCTTAAAAAGTCATACAAATTATACTAACAATCGCAGTGTAAATCCGCAACCTCAAACATTTGGATCCGGGTTTTCAGGCGCAATTGGAGCCGTGATTGCTCCCCTTATGGACGCATTTAGACCTTCAAAGAAGGAAGAATATGGCGCCAATCTGAGAGTATATGGAAATGCCGGTAGTGAAGTGTCTGGAACTTATGTTCAAAATACTTGCGATATGCCAGGTACAACAATTAAGGAAACCACATTATACCAACCCAATGGCTTTATTGGCAACCAAATTAATGGCGCATATCAGACACATGATCATCAACCAATTGCGAATCAACGTGACACTACAAGTAATGTGTATCAATTAAATCCATCCGGTGGAGCGGGTACAAAGCATGGTCTAAGACAATATGACTCTGTTTATAGACAAACTAACAATGAAGCCAAGGAGAAATCCGTTGCTGGTAGAACAAACCAGGGCAATGCGAAGCATCATAATACAAACATTAATATGTCCATGTCTAAATTGGATTCGGATCGGGAAAATAATCGTTTGTGGGCTCCAAGCGCAACATCGGCATCCGGCCCATCTGTACATACATATGGAGCAACTAATACTCCACAATATACAAATGCGTTCCAAGATAATAATCGAATTGATCCTGGATTGTTATCAGCCTTTAAGGAAAATCCTTATACACACAGTTTGTCGAGTGTGGCGTAATTTAATGTTAAGTTAAAATAATATATTCAACTTAACATTGTATACCTAACATTGTATAAACCTACTGATCATAAAAATGGCACGTTTTTGTCCAACAATCAGTTGATGGGTCTGCCGAAAATGATATGTTTTTATTTATTATTGAATAACTGTCTTTCCAAGTTTGGCTACCATTAGCACCAAGCCAGCCCTCACAAACAAAACGATCATCACTTTCTATAATAGGGTTACATGATGCTAAATATGATCCTCTTGCCCACCAAAAGTTAAACCAAATCCAGCCAGTTTCTGCTGGCATAAGACCCGCCTTTTGAATAGTTGGATTGGTATTAAATTTATATAACGTTTCGTCCCAATTTAGAAAGGTACTAAGTGTTAGTTTGCGCTCCAACATAGTTCTATATTGCCCAAAATTGTTATTGACCATCCCCTTGCTATGAAAATAAATAAATATTTTGTCGGGATTTTGTAGAGCCAATTCCTGAATTTTTATAATGCCCGGAAATTCATAACAGTTTGTGTATATTGGTGTAATATCTATTTTTTGAACAATTAGATTCTCCATCATTGATTGTGCTTTAATAATATCTTCTGGGTGCCCATAAATAACCGCGTGAAATTTGCTCTTGAGAAAAATACCACTATTTTTAACATCTTTTAATTGGTCATGTATCATTCTCATCCAATCTTTGCTCCTATTCAAAAAACAAAAATACAAAATATATATTGGTTTAGAGTTCATATGTATAACATCAGTGTCTATATGATCATCTATATCTAAAAAATTTGGAACTGAACTTTCATAATCAGTAAGAGTAAGTATTTTTGGCGCTGTAACTGTAACATAATGGTGTATTGCTTCCTCCTTGGAATCAAGTAATAGTTGCGTGTTGTTTATATAATTAATATAATCAATATACTTAATCCAATTGAAATTTTCCGGCAAATTACAATATTTTCGACCTTCAAATCGTCCATGATGTAAGTAATGTTTTTTCAATAATGCTTCATTTGTTCCATATGCGTTTTTCAAATCTGAATAATAGGATGAATAAAATAAATAATCAAATGCTTTGGGTAAATTATCCATTATAACTAGAATAAGTTACTATAAAGGAAAATAAATCAATACGCATTATTTAAATATAAAAACACTCATGTATTATTAAATAAACTAACAAATGTTACATATTCATCAAAATATAAAAGATAAATTAGATTCTTTTTATAAAAATAAAAGAGTTCCAAATATAATTTTTAATGGCCCGTCTGGAAGCGGTAAGAGCAAAATTGTGAATGATTTTATTACACTAATATATGACAATAATAAAGATAAAATAAAGGATTTTGTAATGTATGTGAATTGTGCTCATGGAAAGGGAATTAAATTTATTCGCGACGAATTAAAATTCTTTGCTAAAACACATATTAATTCAAATGGAGGAGATGTATTTAAAAGTATTGTACTTTTAAATGGGGATAAACTAACAATGGATGCGCAATCTGCCTTGCGACGTTGTATTGAATTATTCAGTCATAATACACGTTTTTTTATTATTGTGGAAGACAAGTATAAAATGTTGAAGCCAATTTTGTCTCGATTTTGTGAGATATATATACCAGAACCGGAGTATAATGGGCAGGTGATAAATTTATACAAATATAATTTGGATCAAACATTTAAAATGAATTCTATTAAAAAGCAACGTCTAGAATGGTTAAAGACTGAATTAGACAAGACTGTACATGAAAAAATGTCAGAGACAAATATACTATCATTTGTAACTAAATTATATGAAAAAGCATATAGTGCTTTGGATATAATTCAATTGTTAGAAGATGATAAGATAACCGTATCAAGTGAAAAGAAATATGAGTTGCTTATTGCTTTTAATAAAGTGCGAAAGGAATTCCGGAATGAAAAATTATTATTGCTGTTTGTAGTTAATTTTACATTTTTGGACAATAAAATGGTATTGGAAAATATATCATTTATGTAGGAAAATAATTATAATTTATTATTATGATTATTGATTATAGTATTCTATTACTTTTCAATAACAACTGATTTTGTAATATTCTTTACTATTTTTTCAATATTATGGTTTTGTTCTTCATTGGATCCACCTGACATGGAATTCATTACTATGTTTAAATATTGGTCATTTTTTTTAGAATCCGAATTTTTACAATCTGGATTTAAATTAGTCCACTCTGTTATTTTTCTAATATTTTTATTTGTAACATCCTTAATTGCCTTTTTTAGTAATTGTTTTTCATTATTTTCCTTAGACCATTTATCATTATCCTTTATATATAATACTTCTCGTTTTAAATCACTACAATGTATAGGTCTTTTAAATGTATCCAACTCGTTAAGATTTTTTATAAGTATTTTAGAAACACCCTCTACATAACCAACTCTGCCTGTATTTTCAAGATCTAGTAACTGAACTTTAATGGAATCAATAAATTCACAAATATTTAATGCATCTTTACATTGTTCATTCAGAAAAAATTGTAAATTGAATGTATTATTATTTGAATTAATAACATTATTTGAATTAATATTTGTTGAAATATTATTTGAATTTGAATTATTATCTTTCTTTATTAGTTCTAAAACGATATTTTGTTGTTCAAACATTTTATTTTGTTGTTCAAAAACAATGCTCTTAAAATCAATTGAATCCTTTATTAATTCTGAATTTTGTTTAATAAGCATTATTATTAATTGTTCTTTATCCAATATTTCATCATTTTTATTTTCATTTTCATTTTCATTTTCATGTTCATTTTCATTTTCATGTTTACAATTCTTTGTATGTTTCCATAATCCATTTCTTGATTCATATTTTTTATTGCAAATTGAACAACAATGTTTGGGGATTTTTGCGTCACCGTTCGCGTTAGCTAGCGTTAGCTTGGTATGTTTAGCTGTAGACAAATGTTTATCGTAATCTTTTTTGTTAGCAGTTATGTATTCGCAAATATCGCAAGAATATTTTGGGGATTTTTTGGGATTTTCTGTCACCATTCTCCTTAATTATTTATAATATTAAAAAAATACAGATTTTTTTACGTAAAATTATCATCACATGTTTTTAATATATATTTTAAAAAAATAGAGCATTATGGTACAAAAGTGAAAAAATACCCCTTTTTCAAAACTTTTTTTGGGTTTTCATTTTTGGACATTTTTAAAAATGTCCATTTTTCAAAACCCCCTGGACTTTTATTTTTACTTTTGTGACTGAGAAAAAAGAGGGAATATATTGTATTATTTTGTTATGATAAATGGTAAGCAAATAATTATATCCTGATTTAGATCATATTTTCACATATTTTCACATACTTGACTAATTTATTTAAGTTTAAAAATAGAAAATATAAGGTTGAATATTTACATAAACATGGACGATTTTAATGTTAGTTCATTGCACGAATCAAAGAACGAATGGGGGGCACGTTTGCTAACTATTTTGACTCCATTGATTATTGAAGGATTTAAATCAATATTTGACGAGTCTATAACTCTTTGCAAATCAAATGGTGAAATGGATAAATATTTAATGACATTTCAAAATCTAATTGCACGTATTCCCAAATGGAACGCAAACATTATTGAAACGGAAAGAAAGCGAATTATTGAAAAGAGTTGCTGTAATTATTTAGAAGAATTAGTTACATGTGTTCATATTATTCAATTGAAATTATTAACAGCGATGCGTGTAGGGCAAAAACAGAAGAAGATTGATATTAATATTCCCAAGTTAGATGACTTTATTCATAAAGCATATATTAATGTTGCCCGAAAGGTTTATAAAAATGTATATTTGTTTGAAATTAATTCAGTACCATTACAAGTACAAAGACATAATCGTGAATTAGAAATTATTGTACAAGAGTGTATTTTAAATGCGGTACGTGAAAGCATACCAATTGAGAGTATTTTAAGAGCATATATGGATGAAACAGTAGAGGATGATGTAATTGAGGAAATAAAGGAGCAAATTGTTGAGAAAAGTGCTCCATTAAATGCTCAAGGTGAAACCGAGTTTATATCTGAAATTAAGGATGAAAAGGATGTTAAAAGCGCCGGCTCAGTTTCAGATTCCAATAAAAAGTTGGAATCAAATGATCATTCGTCGTCATTAAAGTTTAACGATATGGATTCTATATTAGATGATAATAATAAGGAACAATTAATAAGTGCTCCTAAAACGCTTGAAAGATTGGAGGAAATTAGTACATTAAGAAATCTTCAAAGAAAAATGGAGGAGGAGGATGATAAATTACAAATATCAGATGAGGATATTGAATTGGGTAATTTAGATATACATGTAATTGGCCAACCAGACATCAAATTACAGCCCGAATTTTTGTTGGATGATATTGAAATTTTAACATAATCAATAATCAATAATCAATAATCAATAATCAATAATCAATAATCAATAATGCGTTATTTTAAAAATAACAAAGTAAAAATATATTGTAAAATGGATAATATATTTTTAGTAGCAGGAATAATATCTATCATCTTTTTTATTGCAAAGTTCTTGGAAATGAGATATGTTGATAAGGAAAGTAAACCATTAAAGTTGCTTATTAAGGATACATTGTTGGTTTTTGTTAGTATAATTACTGGCAACTTTATATACGAACAACTAACACCTATTATTAGTAATAACATGGTTGAATCTAAGGGATCCATGCCTGCCGCAGCATTTACAGACGACGCTCCATTTTAAATAATCTATCTTCCACTCCATACCTTAGTAACAATCTCGTAAATTTTCCGATTAGCTAAATCACTCATATATTGAGCATAATTATATGTAAATGCTCTATAATGTGTAAATATGTTTCCAAACAAGGATTTTATACTAATCAAATTATTAGATTCATTCATAAACAAAATACCCAAAATGCGTTCAAGTCCCTGTCTATCAGTGCGATTGTGAATTGCATGAACAAGATTACTAATTTTATATTTTTGTTCTATTTTAATTAGAAAATTATGATTAATATAGCACTGACATCCAAAACAGATTGTCACCTTTTTCAACCTAGATATGCCTAATAAATTAGAATTATTATCCAACAATTTATGTCGAATCATTATATTATTATTTAAATGGGATGTTATTCTCAATAAATTGGTAATATTTTCACTATCATATTCGGCATGCCATAGTGGCAACACGGGAGATCGAAGGGTTTCAAATGGGATGCGTTTGTGGAAAAAAGTACTATCATGTATGATTACAGCATTTTCAAACCATTTGTGTTTTAAATAGTATATAAATGGCAGTAATTCACCTCTTCCAGGATGTTCTGATTGTATTATTTCCACATTAGTATATTCAAAATCAGCCTTAATAAATGTATAATTGCTATTATCATCAATCACTACTATTTTTTTAACAGGATAAATTCTCCGAATAAGTTTTATACAATGATTCCAATATTTGTTAGTTAAATGAGAATTTACATGCCTTGTAATTATAAATCCAAAATCTGACATTAAATATTATATTAATACATATATTAATATAATCAAAATACAACATAAATAAGGTAATGGTTGAAAATAATTCAAACTAACAAATTAAATCAATACTCGATACTCAATATTATACAATATAGGATGGATATTCATCTATGTTTAAAATTTGTTCACCCTTGGGTAAATTATTCTTTTGAATCGCAAATTTACTAAACTCGGCGCGTTCAAGCTGTGCCACTGGAGTATGATTATGAACACATCGAGCAATCATTTTGTACAATTTAAAATCAGGATAGCGTTCAACACCGTTGTTCTTATATAAAACATTAATACCATTATCGTCAATACACCATTCAACAATCAGTTTCACAATTGGTTCGCATTCACTAAGATTTTTCACATCATCAATGTCGTCAATTATATAATCAAAAATAGAACATGCGAGGCGACACAAGTCAAAGCTTAAATTTGGATCAAGGCGTGGTTTCTTTTCATTGAAGTAGGGTTCGGTATTATATTGTGTTGATGCATCGCCTGCCAATTGAAAACTATCGCTACAAAATACCTTACCATTAAACTTGTAAATTGCGCGACCAAAGTCGATTATTTTGAATATCTTGCCAAATGTTGGCACCTTATAATATTTCTTTTTGTAGCAATAATAAATAAACTTTTTATTGGTTGAAACATACATGATATTGTTTGTATGAAGATCATTGTGTGTGAATGAAAATAGTTTTTGATATGTAATCAGTATCATAATTATTTGCATTAATGCGGAAAACCATTCATCATGGGACAACTCATTATTAATGATTAAACTATCAAGAGTTGTTTCACAGTTTTCCATACAAATAACCTGAACAGGAAATTTTGGAATTGTGGCCCACAAAGTTTCTTCATCAATGTCAGAATAATCGTTTAAATCTGAACTATTAGATCCGGATCCGGATCCTGACCCTGATCCAGTCATCATATCATTGCCATCAATAATATCATCATCATTAGCATCATTAGCATTATTATCATCATCTTCATTTACTTCATTTACATCAATTATATCATCATTCGGATCAATATCATTCTCATTTGTATGAGAAGTTCTAGATGAACAAGAAGATCCAGATTTTAATGTCTCGGATTTCTTGTGCTCAAAAGTAGTAAACTGATTTGAATTCATAATATCAATCAATTCAATGTTCATATGTTTTATATCTGAAAGCGTAATATGATTGTTATTTAAATCCAAATCACTGCTCACTTTTAGTGTTTGTTCATTATTTTCAAAAATATTTTCAAAAATAGAATCATCAATTGATTTGGCAGACAATATCGATTTATGCGACCCATTTGAAATATTTAAGGGTTTCAAAATTTTAACATCATCATTTGTTATCAAATGACTGTAATCCTCTACATTAAATAGATCATTCTGGTTTTTATTAAAAAATTCAGACTTGATCAAATAATCTATATCATCAATAACATTCAACTTAAAATTGTTTTTAATTGCTAAAAATGAACCATAATAATCTACACCATGAATAAAACCATGATTGTTTAAAACTTGACTTGTTAAATAACAGAAGAAACCATCTATATAGGATGAATTATTGGTGTCTTTTAATTTAGGATGAACAATTACGCTATTATCCCATGATGGCAAATTAAACAGATGACTGTCATTCGTGTTGTACTTGCCTACTAAATATTTAAAAGGATCTAACAATGGAGCCATTTTAAAAAACACCTTCTGGGTTGAGGTAAAATCATCAAGATCCGAAATATTTTTAAGTTTACATGTAAATATGTTGTCAGTGTTATCCTTATCCTTATCCTTATCTTTATCCTTAATATCAGATATAGACCATAAGTGATTTAGGTTTATAGAATTACAATTTGTGCTATTTAATGAGAAGAAACGATCATAAATAGGTAGATAATTCTGTACATTAGACAAACTAATCTGCTTGTTAGTTTGAAATTTGCTAAAGAGATTCTGATTCTTTCTCTTTTGATAATTAACACTAAACATTGTCATTAGCTAATTAAAATATTAATATTAGAAATATTTAACTCATTATTTTGGTAGTTGGTTAGTTTATTATTTTGTCCACTGTATTTTTGGTCTATTTATTTTCAAAATGACGAATAATACATGGCTTTATGCTCTTATATAATATAGGTATTTTTTTTACAAATTGAGCCATTATATTATTATTTTTGCTATAAATATTTTTAGCCTCAGTGGCAGATTTTACAGAAGCGCCATGAGTTTTAGCAGGTTTAGATAATTCTAGTATAAATTTATCATTTGACATAATACGTAAATTCATATGTTGTAATTTAGAATTAATGTAATCAAATGATGAATTTACATCAATCACTTTTTCATAGTCTAAGAAAACAACATTATTAAATCTATTTAATATGGATAAGTAATTAATATAGTAGAAATTATACAATTCAATCATATTAGGAAATTTTCGGGATTGAAATTCAACTTCTAAATACAATTTGGAAAATTTCAAATCATATGGCGATTTTTGTATACTATACAGCCAATTGTATAAATTTTTATACAATAATGATTAGTAAATTATTACTATTTGATAAATAGTTGTTTATTTCATTTATTTTTAAAGTATGTTTAACAAATGGCTTATGTTGACCATCTACAAAGATATTCGTATTGGTGTTTAAATCAACACAATCACACCTAGAAATAATATTATGTAATAAATTAGTGCCACTATTAAATGGTCCAATCACATGCAATTGCTTATTCATTTATATTAGTTAAATAATAATAAAAATATTCTAATTTAATAGTAATGAATTTAGAATTAAAGCGTTTTGATATGAAAAGTATTAGTTTCAAGCCAAATGAATCCAAGGGACCTGTTGTTGTTTTAATTGGTCGTCGTGACACAGGTAAGTCCTTTTTGGTCAGAGATCTGCTCTATTACCAGCAGAGTATTCCAATTGGTACTGTTATATCTGGGACAGAAGAAGGTAACGGATTTTACGGCGCATTAGTGCCCAAATTATTCATTCATAATGAATACAATACAGCCATTGTAGAAAATATTCTGAAACGACAGCGTCAAGTGTTGAAGCAGATTAAGAAGGAAATGGAGCAATTTAAACGCTCAACAATCGACCCTCGAACTTTTGTGATCCTTGATGATTGCTTATACGATAACACATGGGCACGCGATAAAATGATGAGGCTACTTTTTATGAATGGCAGACATTGGAAGGTCATGTTAATCATCACAATGCAATATCCGTTGGGCATTCCACCCACACTGAGAACCAATATTGATTACGTTTTTATATTAAGAGAGCCATATATTGCCAATAGGAAGCGAATTTATGAGAATTATGCCGGCATGTTCCCCACATTGGAGTCATTTTGCCAAGTTATGGATCAATGTACTGAGAATTATGAGTGCCTAGTGATAAATAACAACGCCAAATCCAACAAATTACAGGATCAGGTGTTCTGGTACAAAGCAGACGCACACAATGACTTCAGATTAGGCTCCAAAGAGTTCTGGGAGCTATCCAAATCCATCAATGATGAAGACGAAGAGGAGCAATATGACCCAAATAACGTGAAGAAACGTGGTCAGGGACCCAAAATTGCGGTGAAAAAGACAAAGTGGTAAAAACCTGCTTTCAAATTATAAAATCACATCTTGCTTATATAATAATTGCTTTCAAATTATATAAACAAGAACTAAACAACTTAAAGAGTATCCTATTATAAAATATATAATAAGATGCAAGAACTAAACATCATAGAACTCATAGAGAAAAATCCAATATCTAAACTGTCCAAGGCATATAATAGCAAATTAATAAATAAAATTCAAGAGAATTTTAGTGGGTTTGAACAACAATTATTTGTAAGTAGTTTTTATTGCTACTTAAATTATGATAAAAATATAGATTTTGCTGTTGATTTAGATAATATATGGAAATGGTTAGGTTTTCAACAAAAAGTAAAAGCAGTTGTATTATTAGAAAAACATTTCAAATTAGATATAGATTATAAAAATCTTGCTTTCCCTAACGGGAAAGCAAGTTCAACTAGCACAAATCTTTCTTTGAGCAATTCCAAAGCAAGTTCAAATGATGAAAAATGGGGCGGTCATAACAAACAAACTATCTTATTAACCATAAAATGTTTCAAGTCATTGTGTTTAAAAGCACAAACCAACAAAGCATCCGAAATACATGAATATTATATGAAAATGGAAGAAGTTTTACACCAAATTGTGGAAGAAGAAACCGATGAATTAAGACTTCAATTGGAACAAAAAGAAAATATTATTTTGGAAAAAGATATAGCACTTAAAAATTCAAGAAAGGAAAAACAAAAAGCCGTAGAACAAACAATATTTGTCCATTTTCCATTGAATACTGAATGTATATATATTGGTACAATTGACAACACAAATGACGCAAATGAGAAACTAATAAAATTTGGACATACCAACGATCTGGCAACTAGAATAAATGATCATCGCAAAGGTTACGACAATTTTGTATTAGTAGAAGCATTTAAGGTTCAAAATAAAGTGGAAATAGAAAATCTTATAAAAACATATCCAAAAATTAAAAGGCAAATTCGTAGCATACAACTAAATGGCAAAAATAAAACAGAATTAATTGCTTATGATGCCACAAATTTTACGATTGACGTATTAACAAAACATATCAAGGACATTATTCATTCTAAAACTTATAGCATAGATAATTTTAATAGAATAATGAAATTAAATGAAGACTTGGAAAATAAAATTAGAGAGTTGGAAGAACAAAATAAAAAGTTGGAAATTGAAAATAGAGAGTTAGAAATTGAAAATAGAGAGTTAAGAAAACAATCTAATATTATAACAAATGAAACACAAATAGTGTTTACGCCAAAGACTGATAGTGAATTGGATAAAAAATTCAATGAGTTTATAACTAGCGCTTGTATTGTGCGATCAGACGTAGAAGAATACTCTGTCAACATGGAAGGGCGTTACCGTTTATGGAGCCAAGTGAAACCAACAAAGGAAGTGTTTCACGCATTTAAAAATTATTTGGACATAAGATTTAAGCCAAAACGTATTGAATCAAATCATGGTTATAGTGGAATTAAATTAAAACCCATCGAGTATAAAAAAACAAAGGAAAATTCAAATATTGAGACATTTATATTTCAAGTATGTCAGTTTTCTGATTGTGGAAAAGTATTAAATTCAGTTTTATTGAGTGAATACCAAAAATGGAAAGTTTCTGTAGGTAAAGAATTGTCTGAAAATGATATGAAAGAAATTAAAGAGTATTTGAATGTGTCATCTTATGCTTTAAAAGCAGTAGTATGGACAAATGAAGGTAACAATGAAGGATATTATGGATTATCTATTAAAAAACATGAATATACGCCAAAATTAATTTGTTCAACTGGTAAAAAAGTATATAAAAGAGAAGACAAAACAGATATATTATTAGCAACGTGGGATACGATCGCAAAGGCTGCTACAGCCGAAGGAGTTTCAACAGCAAAAATGAGTCGCCATATTAAAAATAAAATTATAATAAATGATTATTATTATAGTGTTATTTAATGATTAAATTACCAAGTTATATTGTAGACATCGCAACAGTTTTTATAAGTTTTTGTAATATTGCTACCTGGAAAGGATGTTTGTAATTTTTTTATAACTTGTTTTACAATTTGTTCTGATTGAATATTATTCTTTGGCAACTGTTCACCGCCATTTCTCAGAATATACTGTCTCCACCATTCTTGGTAACCATCATAATTGTTGCAATTCGTATGTTGGCTACGAATACACATAATTGTAAAATCAGTATTGGTTTTTCCTTTAATAGCACTTTCAATAACACCATTGCTTATTTTGTTGTAGCGGTCATCTACGATGACTTCTATATATATACCACGTAGATGTTGATTGGTTAATATTGGATTTCCATCTTCATCAATATATTTTCCTAATTCTGACAGAAATACTATCATAATTATAACCATAAATATTATACTTCCGCATAAACAATAAAACATTTTACTTTATTAATTTGAATAATGTAAAATATATTTCATATTTTTCAATTTTATATTTGGATCAACTTTTTAAAGGCTGAAAAGGTTAAAAAATTAATCAACACGTTCCATGCTGTCATCCTCCTTCTTTATCGCAAAGGGTCCGCTAACCAACTCCGATCTGCCATAATCAGTTTGCCCAATAACCACATTTTCAGTGTCAAATAACTCACTGCGAATATCAGCAACCGATATAGCATCATTCTTCGCAAACTTGGCATCCTCAACACCAACCAAGTTGCCGTCCTTATCAATATCCTGAGTCAATGAGCTACCATGCTTCTCGGCATTCTTCTTATTATCATCAATTGCCTTTTGCTTGGATTCCTTGACACGTTGATCAAAGACATTCTTTGCCACACTTTCATTCTTTTGCTTCTCCTGCGCCAGTTGGTTAAGCTCCTCCTCCATGTACTCGACACGTCCAGTCTTGTAAGCCTCAGGATCCCAGCATAACCACTGACCAACAGGACCAACAAACACGTCAAAACTCGGATCAGTTTCTCTTAATAACTTGGCACGCATCTCAGCCTCCTCTTGAGTGGCAAAATTGCCTCTAGACTTGAACCCTCTGACAGAGGTCTGGAAATTGTTCTTAATATTAAATTGCTTTTCAAGTTCCTCCTCATTCTTGTCTAAAAATGTCTTATAATCGTCCTCAATCGATGAGCTAATAATGTTCTCTCTCTCCTCCTTTACAAATCCCTCATAGTCCTTCATGACGTCCTCAAAATTCAACTTGTACTTGAATGAAAGAAAATTAATAAACTGGCCAAACTTTTCCATGGATTTGGAAAACTCCCACTTCTTTAGGAACTCTTCAAATAAAAACATCTCCTTTTGCTTCAAGATTTTTTCAGGAGTAATAAAGGAAAAACAACCAAATTGCTGACCAGCAATAGGCTTGTCAAGCTCCAATAAGTCAACATATTTAGGATTCTCAGATCCATCCTTTCTTAGTTTTCGTTCAAATGCCAATTTTTTGGCAACATTTGATTTAGACTTTCCGCTCATTATATATTTATTTAAATATTCGTTTTAAGTTTTAATTTATATAAATTATTATTTTTTTCTTTTTAATTTATATAATAATGGCCATGTTTAATGTTGCTGAACTCACTAAGAGAATTATTAAGTATTTGATTGAGGGTTTGATGGTGGCAATTGCCGCTTTTGCTATTCCCAAGAAATCGCTAAATATGGAGGAGATTATCTTGCTTGCGCTAACTGCCGCTGCTACTTTTGCCATTTTGGACACATACATTCCTAGTATGGGTGTTTCGGCGCGCACAGGTGCTGGATTTGGTATTGGTGCCAACTTGGTTGGATTTCCCGGTGGACTTTAAAACCATCTTTTGAAAAAGATGGTGTCAAAACATATAAATAATTAAATAGTAATTTTATTAATTATTTATTGTAATCATTGATGAACATCATTTAAACAGTCGCAATAAACTCCCAATCCAATTCAACACACATCTTCTTCCAAGTCTCATCTTGTTCAATTAACTTCTCCCTATCTTTCAACATGGGAATATCTTCCAGAAACTGTTCTTCGCCAAGAAGCTCACAGAATTTATATAATACATAATAATAATTTAAAAAATTTACACGATAATCAGGACATGTCTTTGAATACGGAGATTGTATTTCCATAAACAGATTACACAATATTTCTTCCAATTCAGGACTAAACACTGGTGGTTTAATACCCAACTTATTTTTAATAAATGCGATATGTTCATAATATTTATTAAACCCAAGTTTTTTAAGGATTTCCTTAGTCTTGTAATGTGTTAGTTGATCCAAATTAATACGCTCCTTCTTAATTTGTTGTTGTATTTGTTCAATTACATCATCTGGTATTTGGGTTGTTTCCTTGCCTTGAAACTGAGCTAATATTTCTTTAAAGTGATTTATTTTCTTATAAGCATAGAAACACACTTCCTTAGGTGGTTCTTTATACGATGGTTTTTCATTTTCAATTAGATATGGAATGCTGACTGCACATATATTACATATTAGTACACCTTCATCATCAAGAGGGATTAGTTCTCCCTTATAACAACTCTGGCAAATATCAGTAATTCTTACAAATGAATTCATATCTAAAAATGACTCATCAATATTAGCCAAATATTTTTGAACAATGTTTTTGTTTTTATTTTCGTTCGCATTTTGATCAGGTTCTACACATTGAATTTTAAAAAAATTAAATAGCGCCTGACTTTTTGATCCAGAATTCGAATTAGTATTTGATAAACTGCCATTGTCAAAATTATTAATATTCTTTTTGTTTTCAAAATATTCAAATATATATTTAGAATTATCCAAAAAATAGTCATTTTTTTTTAGTTTTAAATCCTTGATTGTTTCATTTATTTCTCTAATTCGATCTTTCAGCTCCATTATCTTTTCAATAGGATAATTTGTACCTTCATTTGTCAATAAATGCTTTAATTGAGATTTTTCATTTTTTAATTTGGGTATTGTATCATATTCGTCTTTAGAGAAATCATTCATAAATTCCTTATGCTTTCCGTCTAAAGTTGTTGAATACCGTTTACAAACCTTAATTTTTTTGGCGGTTTTTGGCTTAAATGACGGCATTTATAAATACAGTTGTGTATATTATAAATAATGAATTATTTAATTTATTATTTGTAACTAATATATTATTTTTCCACCTTTTCCACCTTTTTCGCTTCGCTTATAAAGGTGGAGCCAAACATTTCAAATGATCTGTTATAGTTTTATTTCTGTTTCCACCTTTTTCGCTTCGCTTATAAAGGTAGAGCCAAACATTTCAAATGATCTGTTTTTGTTTATTTATGTTTCCAATTTGAATGTTTGGCTCCACCTTTATAAGCGAAGCGAAAAAGGTGGAAAAGGTGGAAAATAATAAGTTTAAAGATAAATTATTGTTTCACCAACTAGTTTAACAGATATGGATATTGAAATAAATATATCAAATTCTAATGATTCTAATGAAACCAATAAACAAATTGAAATAAACAAAATTAAATTTCAAAAAATGGTATTTTTATTCAATGCTTTAGAAAATGGTTGGTCTATTAAGAAAAGAAATGATTCTTATATTTTTACAAAAAATCATGAAGGCAAAAAAGAGATATTTAAAGAATCATATTTATCCATATTTATGAAGGAAAATCTAGACATTAATAATATATTATTATAATATGTAGTATAATTTTGCGACATAATTCATGTTTAATTAATTTAATTTAGCAATTAATTTAATTTCCCCAAATTTTTTTTCTTTAGCAATATTATAAAATGGGAGGCGGACTTATGCAACTCGTAGCTTACGGCGCTTAACAGCTTGGGTGCCAACAGTGAGCTGCTGTTATGGATCGTATATTACCATAACAGGAAAACAGTGTAAATATACGAATTGAAACACTTTAGAGGAAAGGTGTTTTAATTATATAACTCGCTAGTGAATTATTTAGTAACATTTAATAATTTGCAAGATTGTCAAATTGTCGGGAACCCCCTTAGAGCTTTAACTACTACTTATTTGTGGTGACATAAATAATACCATAGGATAATAACCAATGGCATAGTAAAAATGTTAAAGATTGGGCAATCCGCAGCCAACTATCTTAAATCGAAAAATATATAGAAACAAAAGCTAATACTATTATAAAATGGACAAATATGGTGAAATTTATTGTATAACTAGCCCTTCAGGTAAAAAATACGTAGGGCAATGTTTAAAAAATTTATCAAATGGCCGAAAACATGGTCATATTGGTAGATGGAAAGAACATATTCGAGATTCTAATTATAAGAATTGTTGTAGATTGCTAAACGCATCTATTCGAAAATATGGTCCAGAAAATTTTAACATTGAAATTTTAACAGAATGTCCAGAGGATGAATTAAACTATTATGAAAAATATTACATATCATTTTTAAATACAACAAAACCAAATGGTTATAATTTAACTGATGGTGGAGATGTATGTAAACAATCAGAAGAAACTTGTAAACTTAAACGTTTAAGTATGATTGGAAAAAATTTGGGTAAGACTTATGACAAGCGTATTCGAAAATGCGCTGAAGATTCAGAATTACCCAAATATGTAAGACATTATAGAGATACATCTGGAAAAGAAGGATATAGAATTAATAATCATCCAAATCTAAAAGACAAATCATTTTTATCAAAAAATGTTTCAATGGATGAGAAATTACAATTAGCTTTAAACTATTTAAATAACACGCTAGATTTAAGATGAAGGTTCAACGAGTAGACGGCAGTCGGGAATCAATGAAGGAATTAAGCACTCCTGAGATTTCCTAAGGTGTACTCTGGCCTGTGTACGAAAGTCACGGGATCATCGCAAGATGTTTACCTTAAAAGCCTGTAGGGTATAAAAACATCGGGGAATATCGAAAAAATAAGATATTTGTAAAACCCTTTGTGGATTCTAAATTTAGAACCACTGATGTTAATTAGGGATGTTAAATAAACATATTTAACATGAAAAACCCTAGTGAGAAAATCAAACTGCTTGAAACCCCTAAAACTTATTCTACTAAGCAACTTTTGTGAGAAAGTTGTGGCCAAGAAAAAAAACTTGGGTATAGTAAAAATGAATAAGATAGATTCAAACTTGAAATATTTGAAAAAATGGGCAATGAGCATCCAAGCTTCTTAAAATTTTAAATAAAATGTAACCTAAAAAGAATATTAGATATAAAATAGTATATTGATATAGAAAAATAAAGATGGAAACTCTAAATGAAATAATAGTAGAAAGACAATGTGTTAAATGTGAAACAAATAAGTGTATTGAAAAATTTAGACAGTACACTAACAAATCATATTCAACTACATGTAAAAAATGTTTAAATGACATGGATAAAATAAGAAAAAAAATTCAAAGGCAAAAAAAAATAGAAAATTTTTTGGCAACTTGTGAAAAATGTAATAATGAAAAAACATTAATTAATTTTGCCAAGTTGAAAAAATTTTATAAGAAAAAAATTTGCTTAGATTGTTATCCAAAATTTTTAAAAGAACAAAAAACGGAATGGTGTAAAAATGAACATAATACAAATATGAATTACAGAATTAAAAAATCATTGGCAGCCCGTTTAAGAAATGTTCTTAATAAAACAGATACTACTATGAATTATATTGGATGTAACATTCAATATTTTAGAGAATGGATTGAATACAATTTTACAGAAGACATGAATTGGGATAATTATGCTTCCCTTTGGTCAATAGATCACATTATTCCAGTATGTAAATTTGATTTAACTATTGAAAATGAAAAATTAAATTGTTGGAATTGGTCAAATATGATGCCAGTAACAATAAAATACAATTCATCTAAAAAAACTATAGATATAGAACAAATAAATTATATTATTAAAAAAATAGAAAAATTTAAAGAAGAAGGTTCAACGACTAAATGGTTTTCGAGTGAATTTATATTAAATAATGAACTAGTAACAAATAAAATAAATTCATTTTAAGATATAGTCTAATCCTTATCGAAAGATAAGGTAGAGGAAATGTACAGGTAATCCTCAAATCACCTTCTGGAAGGTCACTTACAGAAGGTACACAAACTTTGCCATCGAATCGATCGAGCAAACTTTTAACGGCCAGGCCGATTTTGGACGCAGAGTCCAATGCGTTATCTCCAGAAACGGTGATCTTGCTTACAGAACCTACTTGCAAGTGACCCTTCCTGAGATCAACCAGCTCATGGGCATTGCTTCCTTTGCCGCTGGTGTTGGCAATGGTGTTTATGCTCGTTGGTTGGATTTCCCCGGCGAGCAACTCATTGCTCAAGTTGAGGTCGAGATCGGTGGTCAAAGAATTGACCGCCAATATGGTGACTGGATGCACATCTGGAACCAGCTCACCATGACTGCTGAGCAACAGCGTGGCTACTTCAAGATGATTGGTAACACCACCCAGCTTACCTTCATCACTGATCCCTCTTTCTCCGAGGTTGATGGCCCCTGCGATTCCTTGGCTCCCCGCCAAGTGTGCGCACCCAGACGTGCTCTTCCTGAGACCACACTTTACATCCCCCTTCAATTCTGGTTTTGCACCAACCCCGGTCTTGCTCTGCCTTTGATCGCTCTCCAATACCACGAGGTCAAGATTAACCTTGATATCCGCCCGATTGATGAGTGCTTGTGGGCTGTCACCACCCTTTCGTGCAATGATGGATCCGTCGCCAACGATCCCTCTGCCCCTGTTGGTGGTCAAGCTTCTGCTGGCTATGCTGCCAAGCAGTATGCTCCCGGTCGCCCCGTCCCTGCCGCCATTGCCTACAACCAGTCTTTGGTAGCTGCCTCTTTGTACGTTGACTATGTCTTCTTGGACACTGACGAGCGCCGAAGATTCGCCCAGAACCCCCACGAGTACCTGATCACTCAGCTCCAATTCACTGGTGATGAGTCTGTTGGTTCTTCCAGTAACAAGATCAAGCTCAACTTTAACCACCCCGTTAAGGAGCTTATCTGGGTTGTCCAGCCCGATCAGAACGTTGACTATTGCTCGTCCCTTGTGTGCGATGCTCTCCTGTTCAAGGTTCTAGGTGCCCAGCCCTTCAACTACACTGACGCCATTGATGCTCTCCCCAATGCTATCCATGCTTTTGGTGGCCCTGCCTCTATTGCTGCTACCAGCAGTGCTTTCATTGATGCTCGTGGTCTCTTCAATGATGCCGGTGCTCTTGACTATGACATCCCCCCGGGATTCACTGGATACTGGCATGGTCCCTCCAACCCCTACAATGAGGCCAACTTGGGCGGTGTTGCTGTTCCCCAGAACGCCAACCCTACCCTTGACCCTAACATCCTTGCTCAACTCAAGGATCTGTCCGCTGGTCACTATGAGGGCTCTGCTGTCTCTGATGCCGGCACATTCGTGTTGACTGAGACCTCTTTGGACCTCCACTGCTGGGGCCAAAACCCCGTCGTCACTGCTAAGCTCCAGCTTAACGGCCAGGATCGCTTCTCTGAGCGCGAAGGAACCTACTTCTCGTGGGTCCAGCCTTACCAGTCGCACACCAGAAACCCTGATGAGGGTATCAACGTGTACTCCTTTGCCCTCCGCCCTGAGGAGCACCAACCCAGCGGCACGTGCAACTTCTCCAGAATAGATAACGCCACCCTCCAGCTTGTCCTCTCCAACGCCACCGTTGAGGGAACCAAGACTGCCAAGGTCCGCGTGTATGCTACAAATTATAACGTGTTGAGAATTATGTCGGGCATGGGAGGGTTAGCTTACTCAAATTAAGCAAACTGTTACGATGTATCGTCTCAGAATTTATATCATATTTTAATAATTAATTTAACGCTTTTTAATTATTAAAGCAAAAAACAATATGAAGACAAGGCTCTATATAATATATAAAATGAGTGTAGACATAGTAAACCTTATTGAAAGTAACCCTATTACCAAATTAAATGGTGATTATCAATCAAAATTGATAACCAAAGTGCAAAATAATTTTAATAATTATGAGCAACAGATGTTTATAGCTAGTTTTTACTGTTATTTAAAGCATGATTATGAAAAAGATTTTGTTATTGACTTAGATAATGTTTGGCAATGGCTTGGATTTGGTCAAAAGGTAAATGCAAAACGTGTCTTGGAAAAAAATTTTACTATTAATAAAGATTATAAATTATCGCTTTGCCAGTTGGCAAAGCAAACAAATAGTGCTAAAGGTGGACACAATAAAGAAGTATTTATGTTGAATATAAATACCTTTAAAAAGTTTTGTTTAAAATCAGAAACAAAAAAGGCAGACGAAATACACGATTATTTTATTAAATTAGAACAAATTTTACAGGAAATTTTACAAGAAGAAAGTAATGAATTAAAACAACAACTGCTACAACAATCGAATGAATTTAAAACAGTAGAAGACCAAAAAGCAAGAGAATATGAATTAAAATTAGAGCAGCAAAAAATTCTAGAAAGAGAGAAAATATTACTCAAAGAGTATGCCACGATTGGCTCCATTGTGTATATTATTAAAGTCAAAACGTTTGAAAATAAACAATATATTATAAAACTTGGAGAAAGTCGTAGAGGCGTCATTGATAGATATAAGGAGCATAAATCAAAATACGAAGAATGTTTACTTCTGGATTGCTTTGCCGTCAACAAAAGTAAAGATTTTGAGAGTTTTTTACACAATCACGAAACTATTAGAAGCAACCGAGTTGCCGATTTAAAAGGGCATGAGACTGAACTTGAACTATTTTTAATTGGTAAAAACCTTTCTTATAAAACATTATTGGATATTATCAACAATAATATTAAATATTTTAATACAAATGATACGAATAAGATAGAACTGGAGAATGAACAACTCCGACTTATGCTTGAAATGAAAAACACAAATAATGATAACCAGTTAATACAAGACCTATTACACATGGTTAAACAAATGTCAGGCAAAATAGACAACCTAGAAAAGACAAATAAAGAAATTTTAAATAAATTAAATACTAAGGAGATCAAAGTAGTAACCGGATTTAATGAACCACTAATCACACTTGGTCCACGACTACAAAAGATAAACCCAGAGACATTGGAACTTGTAAAAGTATATGAAAGCGTTTCGGAAGCAATGAAAGAAAATTATAATATTAAAAGACCAAGTATTAACAAGGCTGTTTTAGAAAATACAGTTTATAATAGTTTTCGATGGGTATTTGTAGAGAGAGAACTAGATGCCAATATAATTCATAATATAAAACCTACAAAACAAACCAAAGTTCAAAGTTTAGGTTACATTGCCAAACTAAGTGGCGATAAAAGTGAAATATTAAACGTATATTTAGATAGGAAAATGGCAGCTCATTTTAATGGTTATGAATCATTATCTGCTTTAGATCTTCCCGTAAAAAACTATACACTAACAAAAGGACATTATTATAAATTATATAGTGAATGTGATGATATTTTAAAACATAATTTTACTCAAAAACACACCGAACCAATACTATATAAAAACGGTATCGGACAATATGACGTCAATAATAATTTGATTAGAGAATTTATTTGTAAATACGATTGTATTAAACAGTTAAAAATAAGTGATAAAACATTAGAAAAGGCACTTAATAAAAATATATTATACAATGGTAATTATTTTAAATACTTGGAAAGTAAGGTAAAAATTTAATTATATTTAATATGTCTCAACTCATCTTTTACTTCACCAGCAAATGAAACCAAATATGTCATTACTTGAGACATACTATTTTTTAAGCTATTATTTTGTTCAATCAATCGATTCATTTGATCCTCCATATTTAGTAACTTGCCATTAATACTGATAATTAAATTGTCCTTTTCTTTTGACATTTTGTGTAAAATATCTAATTCTAATCTGAGATTATTATTTTCTAAAAAAAGAGTATTATTAGTTTCCTGTGCCATGTGCGATGATGATATTTTATTATAATAAGTAATCTTTAAATTTTATATAAATTTTATTAACTATTACCACTACATTTTATGTACCTTTTATGTACATTTACGTAAATTATGTTATAATAATATAATTCATATTATTATAATGTCTTTAAACATTCAAGTTCCAGCAAATATTTTTCAAACATGGCATACAAAAATGTTACCACCAAAAATGTTTACAGCAATAACTAAAATAAAATTATTAAACCCTGGGTTTAAATATTATTTATTTGATGACAAAGATTGTCGAGAATTTATTAAACACAATTTTGATGCAAATGTTCTATACGCATACGATCATTTAGTTCCAGGAGCATATAAAGCAGACCTATGGCGTTATTGTATTTTATACAAATGTGGTGGAATATATTTAGATATAAAATATATTCCTCATAATAATTTTAAATTTATAAATTTTCTTAAAAAAGAGCATTGGGTGTTAGATGCGAATAAAGTTGGAATATATAATGCGTTTATGGTGTGTAAAGCCGGTAATGAAATATTATTAAAAGCAATTAATCAAATTGTTGAAAATGTAAAAAATAAATTTTATGGTAGTTCATGGTTAGAACCAACGGGACCAAGATTATTGTCAAAATATTTTACAGACGAGGAGAAGAAACGCTTTGAAATAAAACATGTATTAATCGGATCAGGATCAGCTGATAGCCAAAAATATATTATGTATAATAATACACCTGTATTAAAATGTTACATAGGGTATCATGCTGATCGAGAAAAATATTCCATAAAGCAACATTATGCCAAACTATGGGAAATTCACCGTATTTATTTATAAATTCGCCGTTCATGCCACATTTTATCATATCGTTTAAGATTAATCTTGTTATATATTTTGGTTCGTTCATTTTTGTATTCTGAATAATCAGTAGATATTACAAAATGACCATTATATAATATATATCCGCCGTGAGTATAATGAATCAAATCCGTATTTAATTTAAGATTGTTTCTTAAAATTATATCTCCTAATAATCTTGGTCCAGTAGGATCCAATGGAGTTTTACCATATATTCTATGACGTACATTTGCAGCAATTCTACATATACCTCTCCACAAAAAAGGATTGTCACGTTTACAAACTAACAACGCATTGTAAATAGATAATGGTCCTACACGATCCAAAACAAAATGCTCAGTTTCTGAGAGTTCAATCAACTTAAAATTATTAATACAACTTAACTTAATATCCATATAAATACCACCATTTTTGTAAAGAACACATAGTCTCCACAGATCAGCTTTATATGCTCCTGGAACTAAATGATCGTATGCGTATAGAACATTTGCATCATAATTGTTTTTAATGAATTCACGACAATCATTGTCATCAAATAAACAGTGTTCAAATTCTGGATTATTTACTTTTAATAATTCAACTCGTTCTTTCATTTTATCAGGTAGATCCTTAGTATACCATGTTTGATAAATTTTCAATGGGATAATGCTGTTATATGTTGTTTTTTTTGTATAATATGGTGTAGTCTTATTTATTGCTGATACAGCAGGTTTTACAGCAGGTTTTACAGTAGGTTTTTTGACAGGTTTTGTATTTACTACACTGTTTATCTTACTCGGTTGTGGATGATTAAATTTTGACATATTGTGTAATGAATTGTTTAAAGTAGTAATTGCATGTAATTTTTGTATATAGTTTATATTTGTGTATGAAATAAGTGACATCATTTTTATATTATATATTATATAATATATAATATATAATTATAGATAGCTAGGGTTTAAATATAAAATTATATAATTATTTATATCTGTATAATTATGCACAATAATTTACAAACAAAACATCCTGTTATTTTAATTTTTGGAGGGAATGGCTGGATTGGTTCTAAAGTAGTTCGTTTACTATTAAATTTAAATACTGATAATAATGATTTTATTACTGTTATAAAATCATCGTGTCGAGCTGATGAATTAAATAAAATACAAGATGAAATTAATTCAATTGGTAATGTTACCCACATTATGAGTTTTATTGGACGAACCCATGGCACTTATAATAATGAAGTAATCGGGACCATTGACTACTTGGAGAAACCAGGCAAATTGGTAGATAACATGAGGGATAATTTATTTAGTCCAATTGGGTTGGCTGAGCTAAGCAAAAAGAATAACATTCACTTTACTTATTTGGGTACTGGTTGTATTTTTGAGTATGATGAAGCACATGTATTTGGAAATGAAAGTACTGGGTTTGTGGAATTAGACTTGCCAAATTTTATTGGTTCATCTTATTCCATAGTAAAAGGGTATACAGATCGATTAATGCATGAATTGTATAATGATAGCGCATTAAATGCTAGAATTCGAATGCCTATTACGGATGAATTGGATAGTTCACGGAACTTTATTACCAAGATTACTAGTTACAAGAAGGTATGCTCTATACCAAATTCAATGACCGTATTAGATGATTTGTTACCAGTGCTAATAGACATGGCATTAACACGCAAAGTGGGAACAGTTAACTTAACAAATCCGGGAATAATTAGTCATAATGAGATTTTATCAATGTATAAAGAAATTGTAGATCCGAATTTTACTTGGGAGAATTTTTCTATAGAAGAACAAAATCAAATTTTGGCATCAAAACGATCCAATAATTGTTTGGATACAACATTATTATCTAGTTGGTATACCATTTTACCTATTAAAGAATCTGTCAGATTTACATTGTTAAGAATGAAAGAAAAAGAAGAATTAAAAGAATGAAATTGTAAATAATACCCAATTTATATAAATATATATACCCAAATTATATATATAAACACTTTCCATATTTATAAATATAAATAATGAGATTATTAGTCACCGGAGGATGTGGATTTATTGGTTCTAATTTTATTAATTATTATTTCAAGGAAAATACAGAGGCTACTATCATAAATCTAGATGCTATGTATTATTGCGCATCCGAAATGAATATTAACGAAGATGTACGCAATTCAGATCGGTATCATTTAATAAAGGGCAATTTATGCTCGTATGATTTGGTATTTAATATTTTAAATATTTATCAAATAGATACAATTATTCATTTTGCAGCACAATCTCATGTACAAAATTCATTTGAAGACGCACTTCAATATACTCATGATAACGTTCAGGGAACCCATACTTTGTTAGAAGCATGTAGAAAGTATGATAGAAAGTATAGTAACCAAGCGAATAGTTCCAAGATTAACCGTTTTATTCATATTTCAACCGATGAAGTATATGGAGAGTCAATGATTAATGAAAATGAGGAAAAGAAGAATGAGAATTCTATTTTATGTCCAACAAATCCATATGCGGCAACAAAAGCGGCAGCCGAATTAATTGCCAAGTCATATTATCATTCATTCAAAATGCCAATTATTATTACCCGAGGTAACAATGTGTATGGGCCAAATCAGTATCCGGAGAAGTTAATTCCGCGGTTCATTCAGCAACTAAGCCAAAATAAAAAGGTTACAATTCAAGGTGACGGATCAAATGTAAGAGCATTTTTACACGTAAATGACGTATGTTCTGCGTTAAAGTTGGTATTGGAAAATGGTGAAATTGGAGAGATATACAATGTTGGAAGTGATGATCATCATGAATACACAGTCCTACAAATCGCACATATATTAATACAAAAAATAAAAAACATACCACCAAGTCAATATAATGATTGGATTACATATATTGATGATAGACCATTTAATGATAAGCGATATTATATTAGCAATGAAAAAGTAAAACAATTAGGCTGGACAATTGATATGGATTTTGATAAGGGAATAAATGAATTGATTAATACAATGATGGTATAATTAATAAATTTGTACAATTATTTTATATAAAATTATATAAAATTATATAAAATAATGAAAATTAATAAAATAAAGGAAATTAATAAAATAAAACAAAAATTATTGGAGATAGAAAGGAAAAGAAAGGAATTAAATGATAAAATTGTAAAACATAATGAAAAGGTGAAAAATGAAAAAATAAAAAATAAAATAAATTTATATAACAAATTAAATAAAAGTTGGATTTTAAAGGATAATTATAATAGTATTATTCCACTAAATTTTTACACATGCTGGCATACAAAAAAATTACCTCCTCTAATGAAGCAAAATTATGATTTATTAGTTAAACAAAATCCTGAATTTACACATCATTTATATGATGAAAATGAATGTAGAGAATTTATAAAAAATAATTTTGATGAAGATGTATTAAACGCATATAATTCATTAATTCCTTGCGCTTATAAATCTGATTTATGGAGATATTGTGTTTTATATAAAAATGGCGGAATATACATGGATATAAAATACCAATGCGTAAATAATTTTAAACTGTTGGCATTAACTGAATCCGAATATTTTGTTAAAGATAGACCAAAACATATGTCATATAACGCATTAATTGTTGTTAAACCAGAAAATCAAATCATGTTAAAATGTATTAATAAAATTGTACAAAATGTTAAAACTAAATTTTATGGTTGCGACAGTTTGTACCCTACTGGACCAGGATTATTAGGATCATTTTTTAGTTTAGAAGAACTACAAAATATGAGCATCTGTTTTACAGACACAACAATTAAAAACAAAATGTGTGAAGAATATATGGTATTTAACGATACGTTAATTTTAAAATATTATAAGGATTATAGAAAGGAACAAGCTAAATTTCAAAAAAATAAAAAATATGGAGAGTTATGGCGAGAACGTAAAATATACAAATAAAATATTCTAATTATTATATAATGGAACACGAGTGTAAATATATTTCAATTAGGGGTCTAAAACGTTTATGTAAATTTAAATCAGTTGTATATTTATCAGATACACAAGATGGCACTGAATATTTAAATATGATGGTTAAGAGCAAAAATATGGCAGATGGAATGTCTATTTTTGTTTGCAGTAATTTGTTGGAATTTTTTGTGACAAATTTCTTAGATAAAATAAAACACACATTTATTTTAGTTTCTGGAATGTCAATAAAAACATGCCCAGTTGAAGCATTAAGTCAGGCTAGTTTTTTTAAATTAATTAATAATAAATATCTAATTCGATGGTGTTCTCAAAATAATTCAATCCAACACTATCCTAAAATTGTTCAGGTTCCACTTGGTATTGATTATCATTCTGTATATAATAATCCAGAAAAATGGAAAAAAATAGCAGATGGTAATAATCCTGTTGAACAAGAAACCTATTTAAATAATGTGGTTGCGAATTCAGTTCCATTTTATGAAAGAATAAATAAAATATACGTTAATTTTGAGGTAAATGCGGATCGATTTGGACAAAGAAAGCAATGTTTAAAGGACATACCCAAATCATTATTAGCAGTTCATCAGGAAAAAATGAAAAGAACACAGACATGGAATAATACAATCAAATATGCGTTTGTATTGTCACCCTATGGTCAAGGAATGGACTGTCATCGAACATGGGAGGCCTTGATATTAGGATCAATACCTATTTTAAAATCAAAGGAATTTGTAAATTTATTTGAGGGCTTGCCTGTTTTATTTGTAAATGATTGGAATGATATTAATCAACAGTTGTTGGATGATACTATAGAAAAGTTTAAAACCATGACATTTAACTATGACAAACTAACAATGGCCTATTGGAAAAACATTGTATTTAGCAAATGAATGGTTGAAATAATATAGCCTATATATTATAATTTAATTCTTGTAATAATTTAATAGTTTTTATCATATTAATTGTATTAAGTTTATTTTTTGAGTTGAAATTTTGAAATAATCCATATTTTGTTGAATTGTCGGTTATCATATATGGTTTGGTATCAATATAACAATTAATATTATTACACAGTCGCATAAAATAAAACCATATGTCATCGGTTGTTTTACAATAATTTGTAAATAATTCTTCATTAAAAATTATATCTTCTGTTTTATAAAAAAAACTAGGGTGATATAATACGCCACCTTTCCCTGTACAAAAATTATGTAAATTAAGCTTTTTCATATTATCCCTACTTTCATAAGTAAATAACCCATTTGTCTTTTTTAAAGTAAATCCTCTATAACTAATGACACATTTATAAAGGTTGTAATCATTTTTCATATTGTAAATTAAATTGTTATTATATTCAGTATCATCGTCTATTGTTATGATTAAACAATCTTCTTCCCATTTTTCCTTTAATAATGGTAACAATTTGCGATAAGGTCCAATATTTTTAACCCACCTTACTTCAAATAATTTTTCATTGGTTTGTATAAAATTTTTAAGTTTAAGGTTTGTTATTTCTCTGTTTTTAAAGCCTTTATCTAATAAATATCCTTCTTCTGATAAAAAAATAAAACATTTACTCGGAAGTTCCGATTGATTTTTAATACTATTTAACGTGTTTAATAATTCAGATTGATTGTCGAATATTGATGTTAAACTGATGTATGTATTTATCATGATATTATAATAGTATAATATTATAATATTATAATATTATATTGTTATTTTTACCATATTTATATATTTGTATAAATATATAAATATAATGAATTTTGATTCAAGTAAATATTGGGATGATAGGTATAAAAAAGGTGGTAATTCCGGTAATGGTTCTTATAATAATTTAGCAACATTTAAATCACAAATAATAAACAGTTTTGTATTACATAACACAAATTCAATTGAAACTATTATTGATTATGGTGTTGGAGATGGAAACCAATTATCTTTATTAAATCTGGCAGACAAAAAATATATAGGATTGGATGTTAGTTCCTTTATTATTAATAAATGTAAAGAACTATATAAAAATGATATTAATAAAAGTTTTTGTCATATCGACAATAATATAGATTTTAATGAATTCAAATCAGATGTAGTATTATCATGTGATGTATTATATCATTTAATAGAAGATCATATATATTATTCTTACCTAGATAATTTATTTAACATGTCTAATAAATATGTTATTATTTATGCTAATGATATTAATAAAAATCACACAGAACATGTAAAATTTAGAAATTTTACAAATTATATTAGAAATAAATTTGAAAATTGGACATTAATTAGATATATTCCTAATCAGTTTAAAAAATTAAGCCCTTCTGACTTTTATATTTATGAAAAAAATGTAATTATTAATGAATGGAAGCAATATATTAATAAAAATTTACTGCCAATAATTGGAAACGAGCCTGAAGGAAATATATATACGGCACATAAAACGAATGTTCAAGAATCCCAAATGATACCCAAACAAAAAAATTTTATATCAATTATGGAGAGAATAAAACCAACTAGGGTATTAGAAATTGGATTTAATTCTGGGTTTTCAACTTTATTAATGAAAATGTCATTTCCTGAAACCAATATTACTTGTGTAGACATAAATTATCATAAGTATGTTGTACCATGTTTCAATAAAATAACAAGTGATTATGATGGAATTAGTATAATTTTGGAAAGTTCTAGAACAGCATTAATTAAATTAATAAATGCTAATGAAAAATATGATTTAATTCATATTGATGGCGATCATTCATTAAAAGGGGCTTCATTGGATTTTGAAGCATGTTTAAAGCTTTCAAAAAAAGGGACAATTATTATTTTTGATGATACAAACTTACATGATTTAAATAATTTGTGTAATAAATATGTACAATCTAAGCATGTAAATGAATATATTTTTAATAAAATGGAATGTGGGAAATATAAACATCGGTTTCTTGAAGTGATTTAAACAAACAACACATCATTTGTTATCATAATTCGAGCATTGTCGTTATTGATTGCCTGTACATGAAATGCTCGGTGTTCGCAATCCTCCGCATAAGCCTTTACATGGTTTAAATCTGGGAATACTAATTTAGATTGAGATGCTTTTGAGTGAGCAATTAATAAATGGGGTGGTATTAAATCAACACGTACTCTGCCATCATAGGTTGTATTCAAAAACTTGTTAGTACGATAAATAGAGAATCCATTAAAGGAGGAAATACATTGTAGGAGTTCCCCAGGTTTTAACCTGTTTAATTTGTTAGTTATATAGTTTTGAATAGTAGTATAATTATGTATCATGGTATTTCTGAAATGATTATAACTAAAACAATACGGGTAAACTGATAATGCCCAAATGTCGTAATATCTTGGAGACGTATTAAACGACAAACCATCCCAATCATCTCGAGTCAGATACTTTTTTAATATTTCAGGACGGACATGTTTGGCATTTACGTCATCAAAATCCATCATGATGAAAAAAGGATATTCGTTAATATCGCATTTGGTTTTTACGTAATTTAAACAAACATTTCGCGCATGAGCAATCCTGTGTGTTCTATAAATGGATACTAGTTTACTACCAATAAAAAAATCCAATTTACTATTTTTTTGTTTATATTGTCTTAATTTTTGTAATGTATTATCATTTGATTGATCATAATATATTATTATTTTATAATCATCAAATAACGCACCAATTTTTTCAATATTTTTAAATATAATATCTAAGAATGGTCCGCAATTGCGAACTGGACCACATATACAGCATTTCATATTTGTAATATAATTGTATAAATAACATATTACAAACAAAACGCATAAATCATTATTTTATTCATTCTCAGCACAGCACGCGACTTCGTCGGAATTGTCATCGTCATCGTCATCGTCATCGGCATCTTCAAGAACTAATTCATCATCTTGAACATTTTGTAATTCTGCTAAACTATCTATTACCTTATCAGAAACTTCTTCATAACAAGACGACTCCGCATTCCATTGTACATTATTTGAATTAAACAATATATTCATATTTAGAACTTCGGGCTTATCTTCTGATCTAAACTTGGTAAACAATGTCTTGATTTGCTCGTCGTCACGAAAACGCGCACTGTATTCTTGTTGAATATTACTACGTCCAATTCGACCTAGTGCCTGAATAATTTTCTCCTGAGTCATATTCAGATCCTTGCTCAAATATCCATGACAGAACTGATAATTGGTTCCATAAATGTAATCACTGTCGGCAATGATTAGATATAACGTTTGATTGTCCGCCAACTTCTTCATGATCTCAGTGTAAGCAATGCTCTTATGCTCAGTGAAGACTCCGATACCGAGCAATAATAGTACCTTCCAACTATCTTCAACATCCTTTAATAACATAATCGACGCAATTGTCTCGTCGCTAATATTACTAGTAAAGGATGATTTTGTATTAATACCATTTGCCCACTTATCAATATGCGCCAATTTATTAGGCACAAATACATCATTTAAACTGGCATTCTTAATCATGCCTTTTAGCTCTTCAATCTGAATACGCATTTTTTCAATGGATTGGTTTCCTTCCGTTGCGACGGAACGGTCAATCATATTAGAGGCTATTTTTAATTTGCTTTTCTTCTCCTTGGTTTTTGTAGACATGCCAGTGGATCCAAATAATTTATTGGTAATTTTTTCTTCTTCAAACGCAATAATATGTTCAAGAGAACTAATCTTTTCATTGACCGCATTATTAAATTCAATCTTCTCGGTAATATCTTTCATGATAATTAGTGGAATATTTGCTTGCTGAATACAGAATTTAGCCACTTTTTGGACGTCGTTTGCTAAGAATATAGTTGGGCCGTCAGTCAACGTGTATGCGTCCCTTGTGGTAACATAAATTGCGCAACTACCATTTGGTTCTGCCCTTGGAATAGGCAATGACATTGATTGCTGTTCACTTACTAATCGTGATAATGGTGTTCCATTTTTAGCATTGTTCATCATGTTTGTAGCACCGGTTCTATAAGTTGTTCCAGGGCCAACACTACTTGATTTGGATATTTTATTTCCAGTTGAATCGACCACACTGTTTGGCATGATTCGCGGGCGACTTGAATTTGTAAAATATTCGTAAATACCAGCCCAACATTCCGGCACAATGTTTTTCAACACCTTTAAATAGTGTAGTTTAATACTTGTCATGTTAATATCATCTACGCTCGCAAAATTTCTAGAAAACCGTGCCGAAGATTTTATAAATGAACTATTCTGGTCAATATACATGATGAAATTGGATGCTTCTTTAAGATCAAAATATCGCAATAATGTCAAATTCTCGTCACAGTGTTCAGCGACCTTAAGAATCTCCTCATAATTGGGACTCCTGTGATGAGGCATTACGACAAACCCGTTATTATTAATAATAGGGATGGTTTTCTTACAATCATGACTAACAATATTAAATATTCTAGGTGCTCTTTTTGTGGCAGGAATTTTCGCCCTAAAATCGGTAATTGTGTGCGTGAGTTCATGCTCTTTAGGTAATGTAGCAGATGATAGAATCATATTGAAAATGAGATTTTTACTCCAATTGTACTTTATGATGCTGTGTAATGGATGTGTCTTGTAATCCATTGTAATAGTTGGCTCATCCCATTGAACAATGATGTCACTGGCATTATTAAATGCCAACATATAATACATTGCGGGAATATAAGAACGGATATCGCATATCATAATTTCAACCTTTCTACCATTGGTATTATCTACCTTGCCAATTCCGCCGGTGCGTTTGTTGATTGTATAATCTGCGGCTGCGAAATAATGCAATCGCACGTCTTCGGCGCTAGAGCATCCAAACGCAAAGGCGATCTTTTTATTTGCTGATATGGCCGCTCTCGCGAGTGCTAACCCAACATGTCTTGCAGCGCAAACAAATATGACGCGGTATTCTTCGGACAGGCCAATTGGCGTCATTGTTTTTCCTGTTCCAGTTGGCGCAATATATAAAATTAGTTTGGACGATTTCACCTTAACCGCTGTAAATATTTCTTTTTGATGATCATATAATGTCATATCATTGTACTTTAATAGATGTGTATTTTTCTCAATAAATTCTACTGAATTCTCAACAATGTACACCAGATCAACTTCATTGTCTATTATATCTAATACAGAAGTAATGATATTTTTTAAATGGGTATTAAGTTTATCAATGCTGTTTGCTAATAATTTTCTTAAAGTGTAGAAATGGAACATCCAATGTTTGTTGGATTTGGAGCGCTCCATAATCATTTTTTCAAAATGATCGTATAGAATAAATTCATATATATCCGATGTTTTGGGGTCGATGTTATCGATGCGACCAATACGAATCTGATCCTTTGTTTTTAACTTGATATTTTTGCTTATATTAACATAGCAAACAATTTGATCCGTGGACTTGCTGTCTAATTCTTTTGTACTGTCGACACTGGTATTTACAAGCGCATTTGTATCAGTTGCTTTCCGAGATTTGTCGGATCCGCCCCTTGGCTTCTCAAATTTGATGTACGTTAAATTATATTTTTTGACCAGTTCTTTAAGATTATCTCCAAAATATTTATTAAATAGAAACTCTTCGATTTCAGTATTAAATTCTATCTTTAAATACGTAAAGAGAGAATCAGTCTTATTAATTTTTATATTTACATCATTATAGCCACTAGTTAATAATGATAGAACCTCCTTTTCCTTATCAGTAACAGGGATTTCAAGAGAATCCCATTCAGACTTGGTGAGCTTTGTTTGTTTAAGATCCATTTTATAGAATAAGTATACGATATTTATACTTATTTCTTTAAATACATTTTATAAATCAATTTTTTTACGATACTCTTTCTAGACATGTAAGTGAACAATATATAGTAATATACAAGTAGTATATTATCTAATATAGATAATACTATCATGTAAAAAATTGAATTTAAAATATTATTTAAAAATAATATTATAAAATATAGTAACAAAATGGCACAGTTTTTTAACTACAACAATCTTTTTAAAATTGTCTCGATAGAAGGCAATATTGGGTCAGGGAAATCGACTCTTTTAGAAAGATTACGAAATGAATACAAGGATAATCAATGTGTACGATTCTTAAGAGAGCCCGTAGACGAGTGGGAAAAGATTAAAGACAAGGATGGTAACACTATGCTTCAAAAATTTTACGCCAACCAACAAGAGTATTCATTTGCGTTTCAAATGATGGCGTATATATCGCGACTGGCCATTATTCGTGATACGGTGCGAGACATCATAAATATTAGCGCCAATACTAACACTAATGGTAAAAAGTTTGTTATTATTACTGAGCGCAGTCTATATACAGACAAATACGTATTTGCAAAGATGTTGTATGATCAAGGAAAGATTGAGGATGTTAAGTATCAAATTTATTTGAATTGGTTTGACGAGTTTGCGAAGGATTTCCCTGTGAATGACGTCATCCATGTAAATACTGATCCGTCAAAGTGCTATGAGCGCATTCATAAGAGGGCCCGTGTTGGCGAAGAGGTTATACCACTTGCTTATTTGGAGTCGTGTCACAAATACCACAATGAGTTTCTAGATGAAACTGTTGGTGGTGTCAAGACAAATAAACTGATTTTAGATGGCAATCAGGATATATTTTTAAAGGTGGATATTGTAGACGAATGGATTGCGTCTATTAACCAATTCTTAGAAATGTAATTAGTAGTAACTTAATATCAATAAATCAGAAAGTGAATGGTTAAGCATAAATCATTTTTTTACCAAAAGTAAACCATAGTATTAATGATACAATAGTACCTAGCACATATCCGTCACCTAGACCTTTCATTCCCATATAATAATAACCAATCGCCGGCATAATAAAACAAGAAAGGATCGCATAAAAAACCATTATTGTCCAAAACATAACGCACATTTATATAGTAACGTGATATATTAAATTTTGTTAATGTTTAATTATTTAATAAACAATTTAAAGAAAATGGTCAAAAATTAGTAAAAATGAATAATCAGATGCCATTTATATTGTATAAAACAAATAGACATGAGTTTTTAACCAAAAAGTGCGCAATTTGCTGGAACACTTTATTTTTTCCTGAATCTAAATCTAAAATGTTACATGAATCTAAAATGGTACATGAATCTAAAATGGTACATGAATCTAAAATGGTACATTGTTGTAAACTAGAATGTGACCATATGTTTCATGTAAATTGTATTTATCAAGCAATTGATACAAATCATTTGAATTGTCCTGAATGTCGGAAATTAATAAATACTAACAAAATAAAAAATATGGATAAATCATTAGAAATAGCTATCAGAGATGATGCGTTTGATCATGGGGATATTGATGAAAATTTAAAAACACAATTTGCGAATAGTATATTTCGAGTTGCTGAATATCCTTACCACCAATTAGTATTTGAGAGGTGGCAAAGTGAAGCAAAACAAAAAATGAGCAATTGTTAATAATTTAATTAATAAAAATACAATTATTAAAAGTGTAAAACAGAGATATAAATATATTTTTAAAATGAATATATTTATAATAAAATGTCTTCAATAATTGGGTTGCCAGTAGATATAATTGTTAGTTGCCCACATTGTGGTGATCCGGTTTTGATTGAGCAACTGAATTGCTGTATATTCAGACACGGAACTTTAATAGCGTCTGGCAAACAAATAGAACCACATGCCACAAAAGAGCTTTGTGATTTCTATGTTTCAAATAATAAGATCTATGGTTGTGGGAGACCGTTTCAAATTGTTAAGAATGCGAATAATGAATTGGTAGCAGTTGTTTGCGGGTACATCTAATTTCCACCTTTTTCCACCTTTTTCCACCTTTTCCGCTTTGCTTATAAAGGTTCTGCGAAGTTAAGAGTCAAACATTTGTTAGTAGTTAAGAGTCAAACATTTGTTAGTTGTGTGACCCAAGAATACTAGAAAATAAATTAACAATATCCAAATAGTAGTCCATCGACGCGCTGATAAATCCGCCATTATAGTTCCGTTGTAAAATAATATTTGTATCATATACCACATACAATGAAAACAACATGATGCCAATAAATGAGAGAACCTTATGCGCTTGACTCATTTTTGCCCCCAAAACAAAAATTAAACGAAAAATAATAAGTAAAAGGAGTGACCAAAAAAGAAATGACCCAAATTTGGCACCTAAATGAATTCCTCCAGCACTGAGCGCCACACCTGTCGCCAACATTACTCCAAATACCGACATAGCTCCTTGAATTGCGGTGTTAATTGTTAGCGGATCTATTTTGTTCTTGTATCTACTCAACATAAGTCCAAATGTATATGAAAAAAGACAAAACAACGCAAACTTCATAAATTCCGGCATTGGAACAGCTACAATAATAATAATAATGAGTATTTGCGCTAAAAACAGCGGGATAATACTAATGTCCGGGTTATTTGTATTGTTCATTATGTAATATGTAATACCCAATTGTGCTAATAAATTTGTAAATACAAGAACTAAAAAGTTGCGTTTTTCATACATTCGTTTTACAATGTCAACCTGTTTAGGATTAGGCATTTTGTATATTATTAATTTAGAAAAAAATAATTTTATCCATTTAAAACGTCAAATCAATCACTACGGGATAATGATCTGAATTCATTGTACCACAATATTCCGTATACCCATGATAAATAGACACCTTTGATACCTTTCCAAAAATCTTGCTACTCATTAAAACGTGATCTATCATTGAATAATCTTTGGGTGAACTTGTAGCACAATTATCATCAGAGTCATACCAGTCACTATATCGTTCTGATTGTGTCATTTTTGATGCGGCGTTTGTCAAGGTATATGTACCTTTTTTCTGGCCGTAGAGTCCCTTCATAATATCAAGGACGTAAGATGTCGGTTTATCGGAATTCACATCGAGTACTTCGGCGTCAAAGTCATTCATATCACCAAGCAAAATGACTTCATAACCTTTGGCAATGTACCCAGCAACTACATTCTGTAGGACTTGTGCCTGGGCTTCACGTTCGGCACATCGAGTTGGTTCGGTTGGAATAGCAAGCAAATGAGCACCAATAAGCGCCGTATTGTAGCCACCTAAATTGAACTCGGTAATATAATGTTTACTGACGCCTGACGTACCAGCGGGTCCAGTGTATCCGCATTTGGAGCCGGGCACAGGATAGTTTGCGCGCTCTTCTGTTCTATAAAGACTTGTAAGGGGGTCCACACGTGTAATTATTCCTACATTCTGTCCGGTGCTACTATCTGTCCCCTGTTTTAAATAAGGCTTGTAACTAGTATCCTTTAATGAAGTGATCAATGTATTTAATTCATCACAGCCTTCAACCTCACAAATATTAACAATATCCGGATTCAGTGTCTTGATAACATTGGCAATATATGACATATGAGTTTGTGCGTCAGTTACAGTAGTCCACGGGCATCCAGTGCCGGGACATTTGGCACTGCTACAATAGTCAATAAATAGCCACTCGGCATTGTATTGAACTAGACGCAGTGCGTTTTTGTTTGTGCGTCGGTCGCCAATCCCAGTGACCGCCGGACATTCTGTGTCGCCCTTAACCACTATATAATTTGGAATGAAGGCATTATGCGATAGTACAAATGTTAAAAATAACACTAGAAGGCTAGTAGGTAACATTTTAATATACAATTATATATTAAAATATAACAAAATCTTTAATTAATAACCTAATATTATATATTAAAATAAATAATATTATCATTATTCAAATGAATAATAATAATAAAAAGGATGATAAAAAAGAATTGAATATTGAGATCCCATTAATAATAATTCAAAAACCAAAAATACCAAGTCCAATTCAAAATCCCATGACGTCAAAAATATATCCAAGGTGTGAATATATATTAAACTTTGATGGTTGTAGCAAGGGCAATCCAGGTCCAGCAGGAATCGGCGCTGTTATTTGTAAATCTGATGAGGAAATATGGGGAAGTTGTCAATATATTGGGAAAAAAACAAACAATCAATCTGAATACAGCGCACTTATAATGGGTCTAAAAGAGGCGCTAAGTCGCGACATTAAACAATTACAAGTTTACGGAGATAGTCTACTTGTAATTAATCAAATAAAAGGCATATATAAGGTAAATAACAAATTGCTTCAAGAGCTATATAAAGAGGCAATGGATTTGGTTGCTAAATTTGAATATATAGAACTTACACATGTTTACCGCAAGTTTAATAAACGAGCAGATGAGTTGTCCAACTTGGGTTTAGAAGTGTGTGATGAATAAGCATAGTTAATTTTCCAAAAGTGATATATTAAGTGTAGGAGCAGGTTTAAATTTAAGTAAATCCAATTCTTTTTTACTAGTAGGAAACAATTCATGTCCGTAAATGTCTTGAAGAAGCAACCATTCAAAAATGCCTCCAATGTACGCATACACATTGTAAAATCCAAGAGATAATAATTGCTGGTATTTTTTTTGAACGCTCTCATCATGACTATGCTTTCCATAAATTACAATTTTTATTCCTCTATTGTCCTTAATATATTTGTTAATTATTGCTTCTTCTTGTTCTAATCCAACCGTGCCTTTAATCAAACATTGCTGTTCTCTTGCCGACAATGTGTTTATAATTAAATATGTCTCTGGATTTTTTGTTGCTGTTTGCATGTCTTCAAAATTAATTTTAATAATAGATTGAGTATTTCCCATTTATAAATTATGTCTAATAACTTATAAATACTTATTTTTAATATAAAATTTATAAAATATAAAATTTATCAAATACAATTTTTTTTCTTTTAATTTCGTCTTATAGTCCTTCTTTGTTTTCTAGACCTTTTGGATCTTCTAGTTTTTCTAGATTTTCTAGACATTTTTGTTCTTCTTTTACCACCAACCTTTGATGTAATAATCCTTATAATTTCGTCATCAGAAAAATTACCTAATGTTTTATCATTGGCAAAATATTCTCTCCATTCATTAATATATTTTTTAGCAGTATCAGTAGTTATTTGATTACCATATTCATCTTTATGTGTTTTATACCAAAATGGTTCTTCGCGAGGGGCCTTCGGAGGAGGAACATAATTATCATCAGAATAATTAGACATATTATATATTATATATTATATAAACAAAATTAAATTATTAAAGATTTGGCTCCACCTTTCTTAAAGGTGGAATTAATTAAACTGAACAACAATTTCCACTTTCTCCTTCTTGATGCTCTTGGTTGCGGAAATAGATAACTCTTCACGCTTCTTACGTGTCTTTGAATTGTCTACAATTGTCTCCTTGCGTTTTGATGTGCTATTACGATTATTCATGTCTTTTTCAATAGTATCATAATTCTCCTCAATAAAATCAACTACCTTATTTTCAAGAGCCCACTTGAAAAAGTTTAGTTGACCAATTGTTGTCTCTATAAATGTACCATTTTTATAAGGAATACTAATTCGATCCCAGCGACAAAAGGGATCAAAACGCTTCTTACTATAAGCCTTAAGTTTCAACTTGTAATCATCATAAACCTTGAATCTGCGCGCAACATTTTCAACAGTCTGCTCAATTACATACAATGTATAAAATTTCTTAGCATAATTTGTCGCAAACCAATCAACAATTCGCAAGGAAATTTTAGACTCACCTGTAATAATTTTCAACATTTTATCCAAATTATCATTGTGATCTGTATTATAAAACACCATTAAATTTTTCAGTAATAAATCATTTTGAGTTGTATAAGAATTATGTGTATTCATGCTCATTATTTAAGTTTTAGTAATTTTTTTTAAGTAGTTTATTTGATATATTTATATTTAGCAAAAAAAAATATAATCTAATTTAATTATATTATGAGTGGATTCATGGATACTTACTTTGGCCCCTTGGGCGAGGAATATTGCGTATATTTTTATATTCTGTCTATCATTTTTGGAATAACATTTGCGATTAGTTTGGTTTCGACCGTGTATTACATGGCTACCCACTTTAGCAAGTTGACTCCGATGTTTGTCGCGAATATGTTGTTCTTGCTATTTAACTCTTTCTTGGCTTATCTGTCTAACAGGTTGCTTCACTCTATGTGTATGAAGAGTATCTAATTCCACCTTTTCCGCTTTGCTTATAAAGGTTCTACAAACTGGTGGTTAAGAGCCCAAACATTCATTAAACAATACAAGGTATTATTCATTCTCTGTTTTGTTTTGATTTTTTGTACGTCCCTGTGTAGTATTAATCGGTTTCAAAAACATGTCACGTGTAACAACATCATTCACGTAACTTGTTTGATTTGAAAATGGATTTGTACCCCGTTGACTTATCATTTCCCGATCAGAAATTTTGTTATCAATATGTTCACGTTTATTTTGACTGTTATTTATATTATCATTATCGTAATTATTATCGTAATTATTATCATTGTTAATTGAGGCAAATGAATCATCTGTACCTGTACCTGTAAATGCTAAAGATTGCGCTATGGCATTTTGAGCAGAATCATAACTAATTTGTTTTGTTTGTTCATCTTCTTCGTATCCAAAATCAGACACCGTCCTTTGTCCTTGTCCACTTTTCTGAGTTATCCTTTTACGAGGACTTTTGTAATAGGTTTCTCCATTGCTCCATTTCCAATAATTCATTATTAATATATATTATTTATTAATAATGTACAATGAACTAACAACTATATATCCTAATC